CACCAAACAAGCTATATACCCATCTGTACGATCCGGGCGACCCGGATCTTGCAGATCGGGTCAACCTAGGGTTTACCTTCATAAGCCCTGACCATTTGGAGGACGACTGGGAATGAAAACCTTCGGCATCATTATTCTGATTCTCGGGTGGCTTTTCTCTACGGGCGGATATACAATGGAGATTTACGCGATGATGGCCGTGGGCCTAGCGTTTCTTCTCTGGGGTATACATGCCGACTCAAAACGATAGTTCGTCACTGACCAATTACCTTCGACGCCTGCACAAGTTCCAAACACTTTCGCATGCGGAAGAGGAAGCCTTGTCGGGCATGATACGTGCCGGCGACGCGGCAGCATTGGAAAGACTCGTCACTCACAATATGCGCTTCGTCGTTTATGTGATCAAGTCGAGCCCGCAATATGCTGCCAGTCGCATACCCTTTGACGACCTAATCGGTATCGGCAACGCGGAGCTACTGAAGGCCGCACGCCGATGGACACCGAAGAATGGTGCGCGGTTCTCCACGTATGCCAAGGGATTCATTCAACGCGGCATCCGCCGGTCCCTGGACAACGAATGGAGCATGATTCGCATCCCCGTGAACGTGGCAGAGCAGATCCGCAATCTGCGCTACACCGAGCGGCGCCTGACTCAAGAATTGAAACGTAAACCAACCCACCACGAGCTTGCCGATGCACTGAAACTGCATGAGAGCAGGATCGAGGAACTAATGTCGATCGACAGCCTGGAGCCCATGTCGATCGACGCAAACCAGGGCCAAGGACGGCCACGAGAGGAAATCGAAGAATGAGCGACATTACACCGGTCCACATGCAGACCGTCAAAACCGATGACGACCACATCACCAAGGTTATCGTCACCAACGCCGACACCGGCGAGCACATCCTGGATTTTCTGTGGGACGAGCGAGACGAGCAGACCCCAGAAAAGCAAAAGGAATTCCACGAATGGGTAAAGCACATCCTGCAATCGAAAGGACTAATCGAATGACCACGCCCCGCAAAACCGGTAGTTTCGTGACCATGACACCCCCTGGCATTTCGCTGTCGTTCGACGTGCGGCCTGCCCAACTTGTCCTGGAAAAGAATGAGACGTTCGAGGTGGCCTTCAACGACCCGCGCATGACCGACCAGGGATTCTCTGTGGGCGAGCGCAACCGGGCCCGCCTGCACGTGATGATCGACCGATGGTTGGCCGGCCAGGAGGTCGATCAGGTGGTGGACGACCCCACATACGACGAAGAGCGCATGTTCCTGAGCGGGCCCGAAGAGGCATACCTTCAAGGTGTCGTCGATGCCATGAACGCAGCCAAGAAGCAGATCGAGGGTGGCGAGCCACTGTGCCTGAAGAGCGTCCTGGCGCAGAAAGGAATGTTTTGACATGCTACTCAAAGATTTAGAACGCGGCGACCGGTTTGTCGTCTCCGGACTAAGCGACCCTGAAGGCCTTACGCACAAGGTCTTCATATTCCATCACCTGGACGGTTTGTTCAGCTATTGCACAACCGAGGACCGCAAGGATGTTGTGCACTGGGCCTGGAATACTCCGGTTAAGAAATGCGAGGAGCTATGAAAGTAAAACTCGTGTGGGCAACCCCCGGCGCCGACCTGAATATCGGGTACATGGCGCGCGTATCCAATCCGCAGAACCAGGACAACCCGGACTACGATCGACTGATTCGGTATCTCATCCGGCACAAACACTGGAGCCCGTTCGAGATGGTCAACGCGTGCCTGGAGATCGAGTGCACGCGCGACATTGCGCGCCAGATCCTGCGCCACCGTAGTTTCACCTTCCAGGAGTTCAGCCAACGCTACGCAGTGGCGGACGAGTACGAGTATTCAGAGCCGCGCCTGCAAGACGCCAAGAACCGGCAGAACAGTATCCCGGTCCAGGACCGTGAACTGCACCAGTTCTGGGAAGAGCAGCAGCGCGACGTTCTGATCGCGGCCAAGGCAGCGTATGGAGCCGCACTGAACGCCGGCATCGCCAAGGAAGTCGCGCGCAAGGTCCTGCCCGAAGGCCTGACCATGAGCCGGCTATACATGAACGGGTCCCTGCGCAGTTGGCTGCACTACGTCGATATTCGCACGGACCCATCGACCCAGAAAGAACACCGGGACGTTGCCATGGAATGCAAACGCATCCTGGCAGAGTGTTTCCCGATGAGCATGAAAGCATTTGACCAAACCAAGGAATCAACGACATGAACGCATTTGTACAAGCCTTTTCCCCGCGCATTGAAAAGCACGAGATTCACTACTTGCGCAAGATTGTGTTGTGGAGCGTGCCGCTCCTGACCCTGGACATTATCCTGATGATTGCACTGAAGCCCTATATTGGGGACCTATTGCAGCAAGTGAAGGGTATCTGCCAATGAGGCGCGAACTACTAATCGGCTGCGGGTCTGCGCGCGACAAGCGCATGACGTGCAACGGCACGAACACCTGGGAAGACCTGACGACTCTGGACTACAACGCGGACCACAAGCCAGACGTGGTGTGGAACCTGATGCGGCCGGAGCTACCCTTCGACAGCGACACGTTCGACGAGATGCACGCGTACGAGGTCCTGGAGCACCTGGGAGCGCAAGGAGACTGGCGGACGTTCTTCCGCCAGTTCAGCGACTACTGGCGCGTCCTGAAGCCCGGCGGGCACCTTCTAGGCACATGCCCGTCGCGGCACTCTGCCTGGGCCTGGGGCGACCCGTCACACAGCCGCTTGATCACGCCCGAGTCGATGATCTTCCTGTCACAGCCGGAGTACACGCGGCAAGTCGGCCACACAGCAATGTCCGATTTCCGATTCGTGTACAAGGCAGATTTTGAGATTATCTATTCGCACGATGACAAGGACACATTCCGATTCGTGCTGCAAGCAATCAAACCCTCAAGGATAAGCATATGACCGACAACGAAATCATGAGCATGGTGCAGAAATCCACCGCACCGGATCCCTACGACAGCGACTTCTGGGTCCTGACCCGCAAAGAGATTCTGAATTTCGCACACAACCTTATTGTGGCCGAGCGTGTGGAATGCGCGCGGGCCTGTGAAGGCCGGTATATGGGCGACAACAACCGCGAAGATATGGAAGCGCGCCGCTGCGCCGACGCTATTCGAGCCAGGGGGCAGACATGAACTGTAAGCACGATGAGATTGTTTCTTTCTACGACCCGGCCAACGCCGGCGGCCCCATTATGTGGGCCTGCAAAAGTTGTTGGCATAAGTTCGTGCCGATGGACCAACTGATGAAGGAAGTGGCCGACGAGCGTGAGGCGTGTGCGAAGGTGTGTGAATACATGGCCTTGCACACCGATGGTCTGCGGACTGCTGCACTGGAGGAGGCGGCAGAAAATATCCGGGCCTGGGGAATTAATTTCGACCGACTTCTCGACGCCCAACGGCTGTCGTCCAGGCCGCCGCCATTGAAGAAGGGGGAAGTATGAGCAATGAGCCTTTGATTGACGGATACCCGCTGTGTGGCGGAATACCCAAACCCAAACTCACACCCGACGACACCGCCCTGCTGCGGCAGGCGTTGGACTGTCTTGAGAACCACGTGATGCAGCGAACGTATGCTAGTGGCGTGGTTATCTGCAACACCGCAATCGCCCTGCGCGAACGACTGAAAGAGAAGAAATGACTCAAAATGGAATCCCACAAAGAAAAGAATGGAGGCCGCACCGGTTGGCCTCCGGGGCTGTTGCAAGATGACAGCAAGGAATTAAGCCGGTGGTTCGCAAGCCGGCCGGACGCGCGCTACCAATTGCGCCGGGTCCTGGCCGAAATTAAACCCCCTGAAAGGAAACCCCACAATGAAAAACGCTAGAACCTGGGCCCTGGCGGCCACCATTGCCATCACCGCGGCGATCGTCGCATGCGGCGGAGTTGCGGACGAAGAACGACCGACCGCATTCCAAATGGACCACGACGTGATGTACATGATCAACGCCGGCGCCGATGAAAATCTGAACGCCGGCGCCGACGAGGATATGACTGCCGAGGATCTGGAATCCCACCAGGAAGCTATCCGCCCGCACATGGAGTATTGGTCCGGCGTGCAGCGACTCGTCGGCCAGGGCCACCTGGAGTGGGTGAAGGGCGTGGATGGATACAGCCTGCAAAAGCGAGGGACCCAATATTGAAAACCCTTTTTGAATTCGTAGCAGTTGCCTGGGTGACCGCGTTTTATGCCGTGGTCCTCCTGGCACCTTTTGTAACACTTGCCCTAATCGTCAAATTCATCACGCAATGAAAAAACTTATCGCCATTCTTCTCATGGCCGCCGGCGTGGCCTCCGCCCAGACCACGGAACAGCACATCATGAAGTTCCCAAACGGCACGGAGATCCTGTTCACGGACCGGCCCTGCCAACTTGGGGACGGCAAGTTCCAGGACCTGAAGTCGGCACTTGTCTTGCCTAAAGCCGGCGCTCTTGTCATGGGTTGTTGGGCCTACAGCCCCTCCAGACAGACGATCGAACTGGTTACGGAGGACGGAAAGGTCCTGGTTCTGCCTGCCACGACCCAAAAAGCGGGTCCCCGGGATCTGCGCACTTGAGTCAAAAACGAATCCAAGACGGCGACCCAGGACAAACGCGTGTTTGTCCAGGTCGTTTGAAATCAAGCACTTAGCCCTGCAATCCTCTACCCTTTCTTTCTATTGTCTTAACTGTCTTACCTTTTTTCATGAAAAGAGAAGAAAAAGAAAAAAGAAGAGAAAAGTGCTATAGTAAAAGGTATGCACGATCTTGAGCCATGACCCCATGACACCTAAGACTCCCTGGAAGAACACACCATGACCAAACCGACCGCACTGCCCGTTATCTTCACCAACATCCCTCTGAGCCTCAAGAAGGTGCCCAGATGGGTCCTCTGGCGCTTCGTGGAGCTTGGGGAAGGGGAAGGTAAGCGATGGGCTAAATTGCCGCTCCAGGCGACCGGTATGGCCGCCAGTAGCACCAACCCGGCCACGTGGACCGACTTCCTGTCCGCCGAAGAGGCATACGCAACCGGCGCATTCGACGGGGTGGGGTTCGTGTTCGACGGATCCGACAATCTGGTCGGCATCGACCTGGATGACTGTTACGATTTGGAACAGGGCAAGCTGCACGGCCCGCACGCCGATCTGCCGGCCAAGGTGCCTGGGTACTGCGAGATTTCCCCCACCGGCACCGGCGTGAAGATTTTCACCCTGGGCAACATGGGCGCCTCGCACGTGGACCACGAGACCGGCATCGAAATCTATCCGCGCGGCCGCTACTTCACCGTGACGGGGCACACCCTGGGCGGCGCCGTTCCGGACACCGTGGTGGACCTGTCGGCCCTGGTGCCGGCCCGATCGACCATGAACCCGGGCGACGACTTTGCGGACTACAGCGCGCCCGTGGATTCGTACGATCTGGCCCGCGTCGAGACGGAGCTTCTGCCTTACTTCGACCCCAACTGTGGCTACACCGACTGGCTGAAGGTGGGCATGGCCCTGCACCACCAGTTTCGCGGCGACTTCGAGGCCCTGGAGCTTTGGGAGCGGTGGAGCTACCAGGACGGAAACTGCCCGAAGCATTCGCACGGCGCATGCGAGACCAAGTGGGCTACCTTTCAAAAGCGCGGCGGCGCTACCCTGCGATCGCTGATATTCACGGCCAACCGCACGAAGCGCGAAGAATCGATGCGCAACGGCAATATCATCCTGCCGGCCGGCCCGCTGAATCACGCACGCGAATTCCTGGAGGCGTATTACTCGTCCGAAGAGGGCACGCAACTGGTTTACTACACGCAGGATTTCTTCGTGTACACCGGCACGCACTACGAAATGGTGGAAGAAGCGGTTGTCCGATCGCAGCTATACCAGTTCCTGGACCGCTGCCAGAAACTGGGCCCGAAGGGCGAGATCCTGAAGTTCGCGCCGACACCCCAGTCGGTATCCGCCGCCCTGGACGCTACCCGGGCCCTGGTGATCCTGGCGGACAAGCAAGAGGTCAAGCCCCCAGTGTGGTTGGGCGACGCAGCCAAGGACCGGCCAGAGGCCTCCAAACTGGTGAGCCTGGAGAATGGCCTGTTCCATTCCGAGGACAGCGTGCTACTCCCGCACACGTTGAAATTCTTCACCAAGAACAGCCTGCCGTTTGCCTACGACCCGGCTGCGGACTGCCCGACCTGGGAGCGGTTTCTGAAGGACATTTGGCCCGAGGACCAGGAGTCGATCGACTGTCTCCAGGAAATCTTTGGCTATATCCTGTCGGGCGATACCCGGCAGCAGAAGTTCTTCAACGTGATCGGCCCGCGCCGCTCCGGCAAGGGCACGATCAACAAGGTCCTGGTGGCCCTTCTGGGGCAGCACAATACCGTGGCGCCGGAACTGGGCGAGCTATGCGATACCTTCGGCCTGCAACCCTGGCTAGGCAAACTCCTGGCATCGTTCACGGACGCACGCGCGCCGGAGCGCAACCGCGGTGCCGTCGTCTCGCAACTGCTGCGGATCGTGGGCGGAGATACTGTCACCGTCAACCGCAAGAACAAGGAAGCCTGGAACGGGTATCTGCCGACCCGTATCGTGATTTACTCGAACGAAATTCTGCAACTCAGTGAAAACAGCAACGCCCTGACCGGCCGAATGGTTGTGCTGCGCATGACCAATTCGTTCTACGGTAAGGAAGATGCGGATCTGTCCAACAAACTGATGGCGGAACTGCCGGGTATCTTCAACTGGTCCCTGGAAGGCCTGCGCCGGCGCGTAAACCGTGGCGGATACTTCATCCAACCCAAGACCGGCCAGGAACTGACCGAGATGATGGAAGAGGTATCTAACCCCCTGGGCACATTCTTCGACGACGTGCTTGTCCTGGAGCCCGCCGGTTTTGTCCTGAAAGAAGATGTGTTTACAGTTTATAAGAAATGGTGTCATAATCGAAATATCGTTGTGGGAAGCAGTCTCGCATTCAAGCGTAAATTCCTGGCCGCGACGCAGCACCTTCCAATCAAGGCCAAGCAACGACGCACAGGCGCCGAGGACCGGGCCTATGTTTATGAAGGCGTACGATTTACCAACGAGGCGAAGAAGTACTTGGACAGCATCGACACCGGAGGTACGGAATTTTGAGTAAGAAAGACTGGGGCTACTATCACGTCGATTGCGGGCACTTTCCTGCACAGATGAAACTGTGCTTTGACCGCAAGAGTTTCCAGAAAATCCTGGAGGACCACAACATCACCCTGCGGGCGGAGGCCCTGGTCGATGGAGTCGCGGAGACGCACTTCATCGCCGACGGCCGAAACGCGGTGATCATCGTGGTGTTCGACCTGGACGAATGTATCGATGAGGATCCGTCGTACTTGGTCGGGGTTATCGCCCACGAGGCCACACACGCGGTTTGCCGGGTGTTTGACCATATTGGCGAGCAGAAGGACGAGATCGGGGAAGAGTCTCGCGCGTACCTGACGGAGCATCTGGTTCGTCAGATATTTGCCGGTATTAAGATGCACGTAGAAAAGAATGCTAGAAAAGAAGATCGAGCAACATCTCGGAAAAAGGGTAAAGGAACTGGGGGGTCTGAGCCTCAAGTGGATCAGCACGATCAGCGGAGTGCCGGACCGGATAGTAATCCTACCCAACTGCCTGCGGATGGTGGAACTGAAGACCGAAAAGGGGATTCTGTCGGAGCGCCAAAAACTGGTGTTTCAGCAACTCGAAAGCCTGGGGTTCCCAGTTACCGTATTGCGATCAAAGGAGGCAGTCGATGATTTTATCCAGAAAACGTGCGTACCGTCGGACCAAGACGGGGTTCCTGTCGGACCTGATGCACAAGGCAAAAAAGCGCGCAAGTGAACGCAATACCCCGTTCGACCTGGACCTGAAGTACCTGGAGTCGATCACGACAGACCGGTGTCCGATCTTCCATACGCCCCTGGTGTACGCGCAGTCCTCCGACCGCGGCGACGAGCGCCCGTCGCTAGACTGCATCGTGCCGCACCTGGGCTACGTGCGCGGCAATGTGGTGTTCATTTCCAACGTCGCCAACCGAATCAAAAGTAATGTGACGGAGCGCGAGATTTACAAGGTGGCAGACTGGTTGCACGCGAAACGGAAGGAAGTTCTCTATGCTCTCGGAAACAATGCTGCACAGCTATCAGCAGGACCTGATAGCAAAGGCGGCAACCTTGCCACATATTGGTTTACTCCTAGAGCCTGGATTGGGAAAAACCGTAACCGTACTAACGATCTTGGCCCGCTCTGCGTCGGGGCGGACCCTAGTAATTGCTCCGAAAAAGGTTGCGGAGAATGTATGGTTGCAAGAATCCGCAAAATGGGAGCACCTAAAGCATCTTCGGGTTTCCCGGGTATTGGGCACGCCCGCGCAGCGTATGCAAGCCTTGCAAGCCGATGCGGACATTTACGTGATCAATTTAGAGAACGTGGCGTGGCTTGTCGAATCAGCCTGGAAAGATGGTTTCTTCAACTACCTCGTTTTGGACGAGAGCAGCAGATTCAAAGACCCGTCTACGCAGCGGTTCAAGGCACTCAAGAAAGTGTTCCGCAAGTTCAGCCGGCGGATTATCGCTACGGGAACGCCCTCCCCGCAGGGCCTGGGCGACCTGTGGTCTCAGGTGGCGATCCTGGACGAGGGACAGCGATTGGAGAAGTCGCTAACCAAGTTTCGCATGTTGTACATGGAGCCGATCGAAAAGAACTGGCACACCAACGTAGTATACAAGTGGGGTGTCAAACCGGGAATGGCGAAGGTCATCCAGAAGAAAATCGCCGACATTTGTTTCAGCCTCCGAGCCGAAGACTATTTGAAGTTGCCGCGGCTTACGAACGTCTACCACAAGATGTGTATGGATCCGGCCATACGAAAATACTACGACCAGATGCGAAAGGAAATGGTCAGTGAAATTGATGGTCAAAAAATCACTGCTGCGACTGCGGCAGCTATGGCAGGAAAGCTGCTCCAGTTTACGTCAGGTGCAATCTACGATGAAGACGGTAACACGACTGAGCTACATTCAGCAAAGGTTGAATTACTGGAATCAATCGTGGAAGAAAACCCGGCACCAACTATGGTTTTCTATCACTTCAAGAGTGCAAAAAAGCGGCTTATGGAAGCGTTTCCGTACGCCGCGGAATTGAACGAGGCAAACATACTGAGGTGGAATCGCGGGGAGATTAAGATGCTGATCGCTCACCCGCAGTCCGGGGGGATTGGCTTGAATCTCCAGTGCAACGCAGGGAACATGGCACACGTCGTTTGGTACGACTTGCCCTGGAGCGCGGAGAACTACATTCAGGCCAACGCACGTGTGTACCGGCAGGGTCAAACCAAGCCGGTCATGCTGCACCATCTGGTCATGGAGCAGAGCATCGACGAGCAAGTCGTTCGAGCCCTAGAGGGCAAGATCGATTCCCAAGACGCACTAATGGAATCACTAAAGCTATGAGTACCGTACACAAGAAGAACGCGTCCGTAACGCGCCTGTCCGACGAAGAGCCGGACCTGATGGAGCAGGAGGACCTGGAGGGGCTAATGAATTCGTCCGACCTTTCGGGTTGGACAAGTGACGACCTGATCGACATTCGACGCATCATCGAAAAGAAGATGCCCGAGAAACAGCGCGAAGTGTTGGAGGCCTATATCATGGGATATACTGCCGCCGACCTGGAGGTCACAGAAAAGTACTGGCGCTATCACCTAAAGCGCGCGATAACGCTGATCAAAAAGGAAATGGGTGTATGACTCAACTGATTGCATTCACCGGCCGCGCCGGCAGCGGCAAGAGTACCGCAGCCATGTACCTACAAAGCATGTACAACTTCAAGCAGGCCAAGTTCGCCGGCACGCTGAAGGACATGCTGAAGAGCCTGGGACTCACGCACGAGCACCTGGAAGGCAACCTCAAGGAACGGCCCTGCGAGCTTCTTGGCGGCCACACGCCGCGACATGCGATGCAAACCCTTGGCACCGAGTGGGGGCGCAACCTTATCGTCCCAGACCTATGGGTCCGCGCCTGGACGTACAAGGTCCAGACCCTGCTGTCTCAAGGCGTGTCGGTGGTCTGCGACGACTGCCGATTCGATAACGAGGTGCAGGCTGTGCAAAATCTTGGCGGAGTCGTCTGCCATATTTCGCGCGGCGAAGAGTTCCACGCCACGGGTGCTGACCACCCGAGTGAAATGGTGCCGGAGAAGTTCGACGTGGAGATTTACAACTTCGGCAAATTTGATGAATTGAACTGGCAACTTAACCGACTGGTGAAATGATGAAATACTATTCAACCTTGATCAACCTGGAAACAGCCCTGATCGACCTGGACGGGTTGGCGCCAATCCTGTACGCTGTCGCAACCAGTGCGCAGGAAATGACGCACGATGAATTGCAGTCCGCACTGCACCGCATCGAATCCCTGCTCCGCAGCGGCCTCGAAAACGCAAACGATAGGTTCCAAGAAGTGTTTTCAGAAATCCGTGATGACACCCACGAGCCCCCAACCAAGAAAGGCAAGAAATGAAAACCCGATTCGATCTTGAACAAGCGATCATGCGCGTCTGGGGCACAAGCGAAGACCTGGACGCGCTTTTTGAACAGTACCTTGATGCGACGATTGCCATGACCGAGGACGAAATGTCCAACGCAATCCTGGGCATCAAGACACTTCACGAATTGCGAATGCAGCAAATGTGGCGCATCTTCGAGGCCCTGGCAGGGGAGAAAAAGATATGAGCAAACTACTCCAACAACTTATGGTCCGTGGGGGCTTTAGCAACAAGGAAAACGTGGAGCTAAAGCGCCAGGAGTTGGCCGGCGCCATCACCCGGATCGTCATCAACGAGGCCCTGGCGGAGGCCAAACAGAGGGCCAAGGCCCGGGACGAGGTGAAGCAACCGAAGAAGATCATCACTGATCCAGAGGATTAGGAAAGGGGCGGAAACGCCCCTTTTCTTGCATTGGTTGAGATATGGGACGACCCCATTTGGACCCAACCAAGCGCCCTTTCTCGGGCGCGCCACCTTAGCGTCACTGTATGGCACCCCCTAAAAAATATCTCTTCAAGCCTGAAATGTGCGACGTATTAGTCGCAATGGGCAAGACTGGCGCATCCCAGAAAATGATGTTCAGTGCAATCGGCATCACGCATAACGTGTCCGAGCAATGGAAGGAAAAGCACCCCGAATACGCCGCGGCCCTGGACGAAGCGATCACTCACTCACAAGCATATTGGGAGCGCGAGCTTCTGGCTAACGTCGGCAACAAGGCATTCAATTCGCGCATCGCAGAGATTGCCCTGCGCGGTCAGTTCCCCAAGGATTACAAGGAAACCCGCGAGCAGAAGGTCGAGGGTAAGGTCGAGGTGGTCATGGATTTCAGTGGCGCCGTCAACGACCTGATCAAAAAACTCCGAGACGCGAAGACCGAATAAAAGCACAAAACGCCCTCCCAAAAGCGGCCCATCGAGGCCGCTTTTTTGTATATGTAGAGTTACCGATCACTCCGATGAACCTGGAACTCTATGACAGCACATGCGATTCTTTCTGCGTCCGCATCCAAGCGGTGGCTAACGTGCACACCGTCCGCCCGCCTGGAGCAGGCCCTTCCCGAGCCCAAACGTCGATCCGATGCGTTTGACTTCAGCAAGGAGGGCACCATGGCGCACTCCCTGGCGGAGGCAAAGCTGAGGTTCCATTACGGCCAGATTTCGGCCGATGAGTACGAGCGGGAATATGAGATCATCAAGGCAACCCCGTACTACAACGAGGAATTCGAGCGATATGTTGACGACTACGTTATCTATGTCCGCAGCCAAGTTGGCGAAGGAGACCGCCCGCTCTTTGAACAGCGCGTGGATTTCAGCGACTGGGTACCTGACGGTTTTGGCACTGCGGATGTCATTATCCTTTCGCCAGGAAGGATCCGTGTTATCGACCTTAAATTCGGACGGGGTGTCTTCGTCGATGCTAAAGACAACTCGCAACTCCGCCTCTACGCGTTGGGAGCATACAGTAAATTCCGTGAAGAATTTCCAGACATTAGGGACGTGGAGTACACCATCCACCAACCCCGAATCGAAAACATTTCTTCCGACTCTACATCAGTAAACAAGCTACTCGACTGGGCGAATTCGTTTGTCAAGACCAAGGCCAAGCGCGCCTGGGCCGGCACCGGCGACTTCATTCCAGGTGATCACTGCCAGTTCTGCCGCGCCAAGCCGACATGCCGCGCCCGCTCGGATTTTGTCAACGAGGTAGCCAAGCTCGAATTCCGTGAGCCGGCGCTACTGAGCGACGCGGAACTGGACCTTGTGTTTTCCCGAGCGGGTCAATTGAACGCTTGGGTGAACGATGTGGAGCGGTTCTTTACCGATCGGGCAATCGAAGACGGTGTGTTGCCTGCGGGCTACATACTGGGCAGCACCAAGCCCCACCGACGCATCACGGACGAGGCCCTGGCGCGGCAAGTGCTCATCGAGAACGGCTTTAAGGAAGAGGACATTTGCCCGCCAACAGGCCTGAAGTCGGTTGCCCAACTGGAAAAACTTGCCAAGAAGGGTGTTGTTTCTGGTATGCTGCGCGACTTGATTGTGCAGCCCCCAGGGGAGCCCAAGCTAGTGAAGGCCAAGGAATCAGCGAAGGAGGATTTCAAATGAGTTCTACGCTGATCGCCATCATTGGTTTTGTGTACTTGGTAGTGGCCGCGGACCTGATGATCAAGGGCCAAATCGGCCTGGGGTTGTCGTTCGTGGGCTACTCGATCGGCAACGCAGGCTTGTGGCTTGCAACGCGATCGTAAAGCACCTACAATCTCGAAAACGGGAAAGCGGTCGGCCCGTTCTATCCGACCCGAATCATTGTCACTTAGGAGCCAAGAATGGCAAAGTCAGTAAAGGTTGTCACCGGTAAGGTTCGTTTCTCCTACGCTCACGTGTTCCAAGCACAAGAGCCCAAGGGCGGCGGTACCGCGAAGTACTCTGTGTCTCTCATCATCCCGAAGAGCGA